GAAGATAATAGGGTTATCTTCGTCTGCTACGAAATAAGAACCAAGACCGCCTCTTTCGTCAACTATAGTTATTTGTTTGATTGGGAGGTTTTGTAAGTTGGTTATACCCACACCTTCTTTACCGACTAATTTATTTATGTCATTACCGTAAACCATTAGGTTACGCATTTTGTTGATTAGTATATCATCTAAATCTAGAGTTTCTTCTACAAGTTCTTGTATAGCATTTCTAATAGTAGCGTTTTTACCTTTATCGTAATTTATCTCATAATTGTTGGCTGTCAAAGATACAGCACGAACCGCCCCGTTTAGTTCGGGGTCTAATTTAATCATGTGGTCGTAAAGGTCAAACTCATTATCGAACTTACTGTCCTGTCTCAACCTTTCCGTGTCTCTAACTATATCGGGAATACCCGCTACCGCAGAGAACTTTTGATTACTCCCTATTCTTTTTATTGTTTTTTCTGCCCCCTTAACTTGTCTTGACCTAAAGGGGTTCCAAGAACTACGTTCCGCCATGTATTTTGCATTTTTTGAGCGTATAATAAACTTTTTCCTTAATTTTTTCTATTTTTTACCTTTTTTGTAAAAAAAATAAAACGCTATACTGCGGCCAATATTTTTAATTCTTTTTTTTATTCAAAGGTATAGAAAAATTACTAACGTAATTATAGTAGTAATAGTGTTAGAATAAGCGGCGAAATAAATTGTACCCCTTTGAACAAATAAATTAATTAAAAAAATCGCTGTACTGCGAGCCATTAATTTTTTCTGAAAGAATTGTATGTTACAGAAAAAAAAAGGTTTAAGAACCTACTGCTACCGTACTCTTTATATGGGAAAGTATCACGGTGGTACAGATTTAATAGAAAAATATGCTTCGGAAGGTTTTGAAAACGCTAGTCAATTCGCTAGATTTCTAAATAGTATAGAACCTAAAAGAAGTATTGACGCATGGCGGTTTGCCATTAAAGACTGGGGTGGCGACTTTCAGCCAAAGGCGGAAGAATACAGCAATCCTCTACAAGCCCCTATTGAAAGATTAAAGACGCACTACGATTCTGCTAGTGACATATATCTAACTTATTTAGATAGTATGGGTACTATGATTTCAGTAAGTGGTGAAACACATAGAAATATGAAAAGAGCGTATAGTGACATGACTGGCGGTTATACTGTAAGTGATTTGTCAAGAGAGTTTAATATGCCCGAACTATGGTTAGGTGAATATGTAAGAAGTCATAAATGGAAGCATAGTATGATACCTTTTACAGATGAAGAAGTAGTCACAAAAGATAGAAAGGATTTACTTACCGAATTAGTTTTTAACGAAAAACAAAAACTATTAGTAGATATAGATAAAGCAAAATGGGAAAGTATTGAAAAAGACGCTATGAAATATAGAAAACTGCGGGCTACACTTTTAGATGAGTTTGTTTCTAATATAAATAAAATATCTGTAGCAAAAAACCCTAAGAAAATAAAAATGCCTAAAGGTAATCCTTATGCAGTAGTTATATCTCCTACCGATTTACATTATGGTAAAGGTGGTTGGGTAGATGAAGTAGGTGTGCATTTTGATATGGAAGAGGCTAGGTCAAGACTTCTTAACAGAACTCAGAATCTTATTGATAGATTGCCTAGTGAGCCGGAAAAAGTAATTTTGGCTACAGGTAGTGATTGGTTTCATATAGATAATGATGGTGGTACAACTACTGCGGGTACAGCACAAGATATGTCCGGTACACCTGCACAAATATTAATGAATGGTTGTGAACTAGCAAAAGAGCATATTGAGATGTTGAGAAAAGTAGCGCCTGTAGAAATAGTCTTTATGAGTGGTAATCACGATAGATTTGCTGCTTTAGCACTAGCATTATATTTAGAGGCTGCGTATCAGAACGTAGATGACGTTTCTGTCTTAGTAAGTCCTAAGTCTAGGCAATATGTAACTTGGGGTAACAACTTACTAGGTTTTACTCACGGTGATTTTGTCAAGAGTTTAGATTTACCTTTGATTATGGCTAACGAAGAAAGAAACCTTTGGGGTAAATGCTCTAACAGAATGTGGTTTCACGGACATAAGCATTATACACATATGATGGAAAAAGGCGGTTGTTTTGTAATACAACTACCTAGTCTAGCAGGTCACGATAGATGGCACTATAGAAAAGGATTTGTTACAGAACGTGCAGGTCTTTTTGCTCACTTAGTAGATAAACAAGATGGTATTATAGGCACGTTGTATGCGCCGGTGATGAAACATGGTTAAATGGGAGTCTGTTAAGTGTACTAAGTGTGGTTGGGCTTCCAATCGTATGATGCGAGCAAAGGTATTAGAAAGAGTTTGTCCTTATTGTTTTGAAAAGGGGTTAGTTCCAAAATGAGTTTTACTACAGAGTTGTCTTTAGAACGTAGTAGGGATGACGTAGGTTATTTTTACCGTTGGTTAGGATATACTTGGGGTGAACATATAGGTGAATGGTTAGAACTTTATGGTAACAGAAAAGGCTCTTATGTTCACAAAGTATGTATAGTTGCACCTAGAGGTCATTCTAAAAGTACAACAGTAGGTGTTAAGTTATTACACATGGCACTTTTTGACAGATTCAACAATGCACCTATAAACGCATGGCTGTTTTCCGCCAGTAGAGATACTGCAATTAGACGTTTAGCGGAAATTAGAGGCGATTTAACAAAACACCCTCAGTTAAGTAAATACTTAGATACTACTAGAGGTGGTAAAACAGAATTATATCTTACTAATGGTGCAGTTATTCGTTGTACTTCTGTAGGAAGTGCTATCAGAGGCGACCATCCGGGCGTTGTAGTGTTAGATGATATTCTTTTAGACGCTAAAAAAGATTTGAACTTAGGTCAATTAAGAAACTGGCTTCGTAAAGTAGTTATGCCTATGCTCGACCCTAAATCTAGTTTGTTTTGTGTAGGTACTCCTATGTCTATGAATGACATATATCATACTGAAATGCTAGGTAATGATGATTGGAAAACAGGAGTGTGGTCGTCTATTCCTAATTGGGATGAATGGAGAGCAGACCCCGAAAATGTAAAGCCTATTGCTCTATGGGAAGAACTTAGACCTATAGATTATTTACTAGAACAAAAAAACTCTATTGGTGACTTAGAGTTTGCTCAAGAGTATTTGTGTAAAGTTGTTGACGATGAATCAGCAGTATATCCTAGAAATCTAATTAGAAAGAATCTACAGATAAATAATGTGTTAGAACCGGATAAAAGAGATGATTCACGATATGTCATAGGTTTTGACCCTTCACACGGTCTAGGTCAAGATTACAGCGTTATGGTAGTTCTTAGACAGGATGCGGAGGGATATATTCATTTTGTAAATATGTGGAGAAGAAATGACTTCCCACCGGATAAGCAAGCAGATGTGTTAATTGAAATGACAAAGCGTTATGGTAATTGTCCGGTTGCTGCCGAAGATGTAGGTTTTCAACAAATGTATGAAAGTTTACTTGCTCAAAAGGGCGCTATGGTTGACTACAGACAAAGTAAAGTAAGTAACAGGACTTTGAAACAAGGTTTACTAAACCGTTTGCGTGTATGGTTCGAGAGAGAATTAGTTATGTTCCCTTTCGGTAGTGATGACACAAGACGTATAATCAATGTAGTATTAGAAGAATTAGAAACTCATGCGTGGAGAGAGGGTCTTATTGTTGACTTAGGTAAACATAACGATACTACTATGGCTTTGGCTCACGCTATAGACCAATTTACATACAGAACACCGGATATGCCGGTAGTTATGAAAACTCTAAAAGCGGGTCAATGGTTAGGAGGCAGTAAAGGACTTCCCTCTGTTGGTTCAGGTATTGGTGGGAGAGTGATTAGAAAATGACACACGGACCGGAAAAAAGAAAAGTGCGAGTTCAAAAGAGTTTTGATAGAATGTATGAAGAAGGTTTCTTCGATAGAGACTGGAAAAACGCAGAACAAATTGCTAGAAGATTCTCAAGAGAAATACCTAGACATTGGAAACAGATGACTGTTAAGTCTGTACCTGCGTGGATTCGCCGTGAAATTAAAAAAGGTCGTATAGTTACTAGAGAAGTTAGAGTATACCCTAACGGCAAGCATAAAGAGTATAAACGGGCCGATGACGAGGGGCGGTAGTCATCAAACCCAATACAAGCCAAAAACAAGTCTCTTAAAAATATTTTTTCAAAAAAATTATTTTGTATCTGAAAAGGTGGTAGCCATTCAGTATAGTCGTGTTTTCATAGGTTTTGGCGACCTAGTTTTCACTACTTGCTAAAAAATCGTAAATTTACCCCCCAAAAGTGGCGTTTTAAGCCACTCTTGAGGGGGGGGTAGTGGTTTGAACTCTAGAGGTTAATTAACGGCGTTAAATCCACCTTGAGAGGCTAGGAAACGGCAAATGCTGTTTCATTATCATGTCTGCATCATTGTTAATGTCGATAATCCATTGATGATGACATTCTGAACATAGAATAATGCTAGAATCAATGAAACAAGGGCAGTTCTGACATTGGTGGAGAATGATAATTTCAGAATCCATATATTCACCTCATCTTATCTGAATAATATAATCCATCAATGGCATGAATCATATGGAATAAATCGACATCGAAGTTATGATAATCTCGAATAATATCTGTAATATCTGAGAATATAAATTGAACATTTGAATCAATTAATCCTTGTCTAATTTCAGAACTTAGACCATTATTATCGAAGTAATCATAGGTATCATATTTTCCAAGTAGATTCAATGTTTTATCCCATATTGATAATTGTTCTTCTGTTATTGTAAGTTGTATTTTGAATCTAAACAATGGTTCAATTCCATGAATGAAAGCAGTTGCTAATGTTTCAAATGCGTATGATAGATATTCTTGATGAATAGGTATTTTATTTTCATTGAAATGTTCTATGTCTGATTCTACGGATAATAATGGAATCCTCTCAAGGATAACACAATTGATAATGTCTCTAACCAATGTCAATGATAATGGATAAGGAAGGGGAGGAGGAAGGAGGGGGGAGGTCATTTTCAGACCACCCCCGCACCATCTTCAACAGAATAATCTCTATCGAATTTATCTGAA